GTTTAGAAAGAAATTGATTAGGGCTAAAAGAATCTAATAATTGTGTATCTTCTCTAACTTCTCTCATAGAAGAAGATATTAGATTTGATATAATATTTTTTAGTATTTTTTCGTCTATCATTTTCTCAAAACCCAATCATTTATAACTAACATATCTAAAGATGTTCTTTTAAATGTTCTAATAGCTTGTTCAGGTGTTTCTACAATAGGTTCCTGACAATTAAAACTTGTATTTAATAACATAGGTATTCCTGTTATTTTATAAAACTCTTTTATAATATTATAAAATTTTTCGTTAAATTTTTTATTAACAGTTTGTATTCTAGCAGTACCATCAACGTGTGTGATTCCTGGCACTTTGTCAGATTTAACTTTACATATTCTACTCATATATGGACTAGGCAATCTCGTATCAAAATATTCTTTGTAATGTTCTTCTAACACAGCAGGTGCAAATGGTCTAAAGTCTTCTCTCATTTTTATAGTGTCATTAATTATAGATTTAATATTTGGATTGCGAGGATCGGCCAATATACTTCTATTACCTAATGCACGATTACCACTTTCTGATTTGCCTTGAAACCAACCAACTATTTTACCGTCTGCAATGGCCTGTGCAACTTTTTTGTAATTAACTTTTTCATTACCAATATATTCATAATTTTTACCTGCAAAAGTTTTTGATATATGTATATTATTATTTAATGTATAATCAGCGTGTTGATATGTGCCAATTGCCTGTCCTTCATCACCTACAGCTGGTGGTACAAATACGTTTTCATAATGTTTAGTAAATTCTTCATTCATATAACCGTTATAAGCAACACCGCCTGCAATACATAGATTATCGCAACTCTTTAATGGATAGACGTGTTTTTTTATTTTGTCTATCGTAAATTTTTGTAATGTAAATGCTAAATCATTTATATTATCTAAATTTATATGTGCAAAATGTTTTTGTTTTTTTTCAGTAATAGGTCCATCAAATATAGTTTCAAATACATTATAATAATATTCACTATATTTTCCATATCCTACTTTACCCATAAGTTTACTTGCACCAAGTGTGCCAAAGCCTGTTAAGTTTGACATATGATTCCATAACCAACCAATAGGCAATTTATCAGACAAATCTATTAGATTTTGGTCTTTATCAAAAAATACACATCTATATTTTGAACCAATACCATCAATTGCAAGTATATCAGATTGTTTAAAACCAGAATTGAGAAAGGCATATGTGGCATGTGATTGATGATGGTCTATGTAGTAAATGCCGTCTTTAAAATAATAATCAAATAGTTTTTTAGGTTCATAATCAAATACGTCTTGTGGTAAAATATTCTTACACATTCTTACACCACCATATGTATAGGTAAATGCTAACACATCTTCTTTCTTTTTAAAATACTCTTTTACAAACTCTCCATTTAAACGATAGTCTGTTGGATTTAAAATGTCTGATTGATGAGCATATGCTTCAGCATGATAAGGTAGATTGTGTTTAAATCTAGTTTCTCTTTCTCGTTGATTGTGCCATACACCATCATATGTATTATGATCATGTAAGTTTAGTGCTACTGAAAATATTTTCATTATAATGTTCTATACAAACTATATTCCTTTTTATCTTGAGTTCTTTGTAAACTATAATTTTTATTAGTTGGTTTCAAAGGATCATTTTCACCTATCCACCTTGATGAATTGATTACTATAAACTTAACGCCTATATCGTTTGCTATATCTCTACATGCTTCAATATCATTTTCGTTAAAGTTGAATACAATAAATTGCCATATTGGTGTATTTTTCAGATACTTGACACTATCTTTCATTATTTCAAATAATTTTTCACCGTCTTGGTTAGTTCTATACTTATGACTATCTTTAGGAAAACCATCAATACCAAACCACCATTGAGCTCTTGGATTTGCTTCAAAGGCTTTAGGATACCATTTTAAAGGTTTAGCTGCTGACGCATGATGAACACTAGTTGTATGATTTTTTCTTGCATATATCATTTCTAGTAATTGTATAAATTTTGGGTGGTGAACAGGATCAGATACCTGACCACAAAAATTTATATGATTAAAAAAGTTAAGCACTTTTTCAAAATCTTCTATAGATATGTCTTCGCCAGGGACCTTTAGGCCTTTACTTGTAAATGAAGTAAATCTTTGACATCTTTTACATTCTAATGGACATCTATGTGTGATATCAATGTTTATACCTCTTCTATTAAATAAAGTATTCATATTATGTTTCTCTTACTCTTTTTTTATAACCAGGTTCGTATATTGTTTGTCTTTGAAACTTTGCTTCCTTTTTACATATTTTGTGACACTCAGGAAACCCTTTTCCTTTTGCTAAATTTTTATTAAACTCAATCCATTCTGGTTGTAATAGTATATCTTCTATACTATCATGTTCTTTAATATTACTTACAGCTAAAAGTTTTTGATAATTTTTATCTTTTCTATTATTTTGGTTATCTAACCAACAACATGGTATTAATTCACCTCTATTAGTAAAACCGTAATTGTATTGTCTTCGATCAAAACACTTTGGGTCTAACTCATTATATTTTTTACTCATTATTTTCCTCATCTATAAATTTAAATATATCTTCAAAAGGAGGATCAGTATCTAATTTTAAATCTATTGATCCATTTTTTCTATATTCCCATTGATATTTTTTTCCTTTACCTATTGTTTGAATTAATGCAGGATAAAATTTTATAAAAGGAAAATCTTTCCAAGCTTTTATATTAGATGGAAAACAAATATTGTATGAAGTATCCCAACCTCTATCTAAAACTGCCCCAGTTATTGTTTTTGCTAACATTCCTATTTCTATAGCACAGGACTCTCTATTATTTTTATCAACAAACATAGGATTGTCTAATTCCCAAAAAGAATTTGTTGATTTAAATGCTTGTTTATGAAATGCATTAGGTGGTGCAACTCTTGGTGTTGTTATTAAAGTATAAGGTGCTGAATACATATGATATAATCCTGGATTTGATCTATATGCTTTTCCAGCCTCTCCAAGTTTTGCTACATCAGTATTGATTTTATTTCCTTCACATAGATTCCATATTTTTTTACTACGATCGGCATTTGGTCCTAAAACAAAAGTTTGATAAGGATAAGCTTTTTGTTTTGATGTTACTAATGAATAACCAATTTTAAGTATTTCTTTTATTTCTGTTATTTTTGGTATTATTTCAGTATCATAATCTACGACATGTTTTCTATTCTTTAATGAGTCTTCTATCATATTTTCTCCTTCATAACATTATTTTTTTTAATATATTTTACTATTTGTGTAATATCTTCTACGGTAACAATTGTTTCAAACTTATTTTTTTGAACATAATTAAATAATCTGGAAAATGCTTTCATATTTTTTTCTATATCATTAATACCTGAACATTCATATTCAGCACACAGCTGCAATGGTACTAGAGTCTCATATTTTTTTAATCCAAAATCTTTAATGCTTATGTTTTTTGTTTTTAACACACAACCTGAAGTGTTACAACCACCTAATATTATTCTTGTATTATCTTTGTTTATTATAAGGTTAAATTTTTTCATCAATAAATGTTCAATATCATTAACCGTTGTATCAGGATTTTCAATTATTAACCATTTAAATTTATTAAGTAAAGCGATTTCTCTTATTTCATTTAATTTTTTATCACTACCAGAATTTCCAATTGATAAAATTATACATTTTTCTCTGTCAATATTATGATTTTCGGTAATTTGTTGTAAAGCACTATATCTCAAACTATTTACATATTCGCTAGCTAATATTGGGTGACCTTTAAAATCAATTAATATTATTACATTTATCATATCCACTCGACTATTCTTTCAAAATCTGGTCTTAAATCAGTTACTTCACCTTTATAAGTTTTTGGTTTTTTAACTTTTTTTCCTTTTCCAATTGTCATTATCAGTAATGGACTTGTTCTAATAAAAGGCATAGTTTTTTGCCATTCTCTATAATCACTTTTAAAACATTTTGTATATGAAACATCTAAATTATTTTCTAAACATAAACCTGTTAATATTTTAGAAAACATGCCCACCTCTATTAAGTTAGTTGTCATATTTTTTTCAAAATTATCTTTGTCGGCAGCTTCATAATAAACACCCCTACTTATTAAATAACTTTGTTCTTTATTTGGTTTATCTTCATATCTATTTGTAAAAATTAATGTGTATGGTGCGTTTAGTAAACACATTAAATTTTCATTGAATCTAGGTTTATCAATAATTTTATTATTATTATTTGTATCAGATTCATTCATTGTACATATATCGTAAATAGATTTTTTATAAGATTTATGTTCAGGACCTATAACATTTACTGTATATGACATAAATTGATTTTTAGATGGAGTAAGTTTCCATGTCTTTTTTAAAAGTGAATTTATTAAATTCTTATCTGGAATAATAGTTTCGTCAAAAGAAAGAATATGTTTTCTTTTTTTATATACGTTTTCAATCATTTAATAACCTAGCATACTTTCTCAATGGAAAATGACCTTTAGGTTGCACCCATTCAGTACAGGTTTTGCAATAGTTCTCATATTTGAACAATCTAAAGTTCATCATTTTATCTACGTTCTCCTGCGTTAGGTCAAAGGTTTTAGATAGTTCAGTATTGTTAGCAAATTTCTTACTACAATGTACAATATGTTTCTTTTCAAAGTCTATAACTGGAACCATAGGAAAGGCTGCACACATTTTACGATCTATTTCGGCGGCTTGTAATACATCTGTAAATTCTTTTGATCTACCATTAAATGCTTTCCACATTGTATTTTTATGATCTAGTTTTTTTACTATTTCAGGATATTTATGATTATAGGCATAATAATTCGGTGTTTTAACAACTACGTTATAGTTATTCATATCATTTTCAGGAATAAAATCAAAGTTACCTAGTTTAGTTACCTCATGTTCATACCAATCTAATATATTGTGTTCGACATAAAGTATATCTTTGTCTTCTAATATATGAGGATATCTTTTTCTTATAAATGAATTAGATAATACGGAACAAACAAAATTAGGATTTTTTTTAATCTCATTAATTACTTCATTTAAATTTTTAATTAAACCAGGCTCACCACCTAATAGATTAACTCTAACTTTATAATCTTTTAGGAACTCTAACGTCTTTTTTAAGAAATCTATATCTACTGTCAAGTTACGCATTTCTAAAGTGTAACTAGTACAATAATGGCAATTTTTATTACATGACATAGATAGAAAAAAATCTATGGCTAAATAATCATTTTGTATTTCTTCTAAGCTTTTCATAAAATTTATTAAACGCAATCTTTAATTTTTTAGTATTTTTAAATGTCACTTCTTCGGTATAACTAGGTGTTTGAAAACATTTCTCTATTATATAGTCATAAATTGGCTCAGTGGTTTCACCCAATAAATTTTCATCAATATAATCATCACCTATCAACTTCTTCATGTTTTTTAAAAATTTAGTTTCTTCGTGTTTTAACACAATCAAAATTATATTAACAACTTTATTAATTTCAGCGTCTGTCATAAAAGGATCTATGGGTAACGTCAATATAGTATCACATACTGTTTTAGAATTAAACATACTATCTTTTCTATAATAGATATTTTTATACATGACATTTTCTGATAAAGGTGTGTCGTAATGAACCTTTGCTTTAAGTTTATCTTTTAACTCATTTCTAATTTCTTTATTTGGTAATCTTATAACATATTTGTGATAATTATGATTAAGACCATTTGTTGTTGGTTGAACAACAACATAATCTTTTAATTGTTCATCATATTTTTTAGCAATTGTTTGTCTTTTTGTTTGATACTCATTTATTTTTTTTAATCTATGATCTATAAAAGTGGCATTCATTAATAACATTTTAGAGTTGTAACCTAAAATTTCATTGTCACCATGTTTTCTTATTTTTCTGATTATATCAGCGTATTCTTTATTATCTGTCAATACAGCACCACCACCTGAGATACCAGCAATTACTTTGTTTGCATTAAAACTTAATGTGCTAATATCACCTATTGTACCCGCCTTAACATCATTTAAGCTAGCACCTAATGATTGAGCAGCGTCTTCTATAAATGCTATATTTTTTTCTTTACAAAATTCTATTATGTGTTTTGTTTCTGACATGTTACCAAATAAATGAGGGTATACAATTGCTTTTGTCTTATCTGAATACATATTTTTTATACTATCAAGTGATAAATGATATGATGATATATCTATGTCACAAAATACAGGAGTAGCACCAACCATTGATATGCATGAGGCAGTAGATATCCAAGAAAAGTTTGTTGTAATAACTTCATCACCTGGCTTGATACCTAAACTTATTAATGAAAAGTGTAAAGCGTCTGTCCCATTATTACATGCTATAGCATACTTTCTTCTTGTTAATTTAACAAGACTTTTTTCTAAAAATTCAACATTAGTTTCTTGTTGTTTTTGCATGGTAACATCAAAAAGTTTTAGATATTCTTCTTTGTTTAGTAAATAATCTTTATGCCAACTATCCATTATTTTTTCCTATTATATTATATTCTTGTAGTAACACATTTATTTTATCACAAATAGCAATATGTCCTAATTCATTCGGGTGGTTATCTGTAGTAGATATTCTTCTTGGTGAGTTTCTATCAGACCATAAATCGAGTTGATCTTTAAATCTCCATCCTCCTAATTTTTTAACTGGAGGCCATCCCATAAATTTAGATGTATCTAATTTGCTTTCATATTTCATTATAATTTCCAGTATTTTCTTTTCATCTTTTATTTTATTACCTGGATATTTACTTTGAACATTAGGATCTGCTCCTTCATAGACTTCTTTTTCACTAGGCCATAAACCTTGTAAATAATGCTCATAAAGTTCTATCATTTGAAATTGAACATAGGGTAAATCATATCTTTCACATAGTATTTGAAAATCCAAATAATGTCCTAAAGACTTTTCAATCCAAAATGGTAGATTACCATGAGGATCAATTCTTAAAGATGTCCAATATGTTCCTTCTTTGTAATCTTTTCTAGGTGATTGAGACCAAGCTGCTATAACTAAACCAATTTGACTTTTATCCTTTATGTTAACTATTTCATTTCTTAAAGATATATAGATATATTCATTACCTGAACCACAATTCGCCAAATTGATACATTTCATACCTAATTTTTCTGCTAATAATTCAGGCCACTTTTTGTAACTAAAATCTTTATCTGGATGAGATACAGACCTAAAATTATGATCGGTATTACTATCTCCACTAACTATCAGATACTTCATTAAATGCCCAATCTTTTTCATAACACCAAAAACATTGCCAACACCATTCTGTAAAATTGTTTGTCTGTTTTTTACCACCTACACATGATCGTGTAAGAGGATATAAATTATTCATTAAATTATTTTCTTTAAATACACCAGCAACAAATTTTTTGTTTACATTTAGAAAAGGTTTATACAAATCATATATTAATTCTGGCTTGTTATGTACATCACGCCTAACTTCACCTTGCACTCGATTAATTTCATACTCACCAAAATTACGGTTAGGATGATTTTTTTTCATCATATCTGCAAAACTCATTCTTACATCTAATGGTGGATTAGCAGTCATACCATCAACTCTTAATGGTTTATTCAAACTATTCATATAATTATTGTTGTTACTGTCTATCTGAATCATTTTTGACATTTGCGTCAATGTATTATTATTGTATCGAGTTATACCCTCAATACGTTTTTTTGCTTCTGAATGAAAACTAACGTCTAAATCATTATACGAACCAACTTTAATATCATTAATCTTTGAATGAGGAAAACGGTTCTTAATAAATTTAGATATTTCAATGGCTGCGTCAGCGTCTTTCGGAGCATTTACATCTCTACATGTTAAAGGGTATATTTCAATATTAGGAAAATATTTAGCAGTTAAATAAAAAATTGTTGCAGAGTCACAACCACCAGATAATGATATTACAATACGTTTTGGTAAAAAATTATCATCATAGTCAACTTTATCAATAGCTCTTTCTTTATATTCTGACTTGTCAAGTAAATCTTTTAGATTACTATATAAATTAACTGTTTGGTTTCCGTATTTTAAAATCATAATTTTTTTATTAATTCAACAAGTATATTTATATTTTTTAAATATATCTCTTTAGTAGGTTTAGGCCTGTTCCAATAAACCATACCACCATCTTGTATATTCTTATCTCTAACGTACTCTACATTTTTACCTAACCATTTAAACTCAACAAATAGTCTAGGCGCTGGGTCAAAATTAGGCTTTGTATATACATATGTTTCAAACTTACCTAATATATTTTTAATAGGTGCAAATAGATTGTTTAATTTAGGATTAATCCACTTTTTGTTGTATGTAACAATACCATGGTCTGGATATTTGTCAATATGTTTTTCAATCTCTTTATAATATATCTCATTTGTACCTAAGAATAAATGTTTATATTGTATATCATTTACAATAGGTTTATATTCATCAAAGTTAATTATTTTTTCATACTGAATACCGACACCGTTAGGATAAACATCATGGTCGCATAAGTCATAAACCTTTTTAGGTTTAAAATACTCTAATGCTAATGGGTAATCTTTAGGATGGTTTTCTGAATATACTGCTACAATGTTATTCTTAAATAATAATCGTAGAGTTAAAAGTTGGTTTTGCGTGTATTTGTGTCTGTCTAGGTATGGCAAAGTAATCATACTTCTACCTAAAACAAATGTTATTTCACTAGAGGCTGGTGTGTAATCATCAAACACCACATTTTCATATGTCTTATATTGGTCTTTTAAGGATTTTGTGTAATCTTCTTTTGTAAAATCAGGATGAGGTATAATAATTACACAACTTTTTATACCTAATTTATTTAAGTAACAACAATGTTCATAACTATATCTTAATAATCCATCACCAGGTTTACCTGTACATACTATATTCATTCATGTTACTCAATCATATCAAAAACGGCTCTAAACAATTCAATTTTATTTTTTGCTTGTCGTATTTTCTTTTTGCCTTCTACATCATCCGACTCACTAATTTGTTTTATATTTTCAAATACGGCAATTTTTAATGCAAATAAATGGTCTTCGTCATCTTGTTTTTTTATTACAGCGTCAACAATATTAGAAAAATATTTATCTCCGTTTAATTCCATACCAATAATACCATCTTGTTTAGCAATTCTAAGCATTTCTTCTTTAAATAATCTGCCTTCTTCTTTTTTCTTATTATGTGTATCTTCATGTAATTGATCTATTGTTTTAATAGTCATCAATTCTTTGAACATATGATTATTTTCATCATATGGTATAATAGTAGGTATCACAGTTTTACCGTCTTCACTTTTTGTTAAAATTTCTATATTTTGTCTTTCATTATCTATAAAAGACGCTTCGATAAAATTATCTTTATTGAACATTTTTATTCTCCTTTATGTAATTATATAAATTCATTTTAGCATGCCATCCAAGATTATTTAGTATTCTTATATCCGCTGTATTATCTAATCGTTCAAACATATTTCCCACAACACGTTGACAATTAATTTTAAAATAATCCACTATATCTAAAAGTTTATTTGTTACACCTGTACCAATATCAGTTACTCCAACTAAATTAGAGTGTACCAAACTATCTATCGCTCTCACTAAATCATTAACGTGTATAAAATCTCTACTATGATTTGTATTAATAAAAGGAACATCATTTCTTAATATTCTTGGTATTAACATACTTTCTCTAGCATTAGGACCATATACAGTTGTAAATCTCATACCTAAACTGTTTGCATGTGCTACTTGTTCTAAACCATATT